TTTTCTGATTGTTCCTTGAACATATACGTCAAACTCTGTTGCCTCATTTTCCATTGAGTATATGTCGTCTCTCCAGAATTTATTATTTCTCCGATCCATAAGTTTTGTGGGTTAGTAGAATTTACAAAATTAGATAAAAGAAAATCTATTACTTCTTGATCAGAATACTTTCTAGAAGTCTTCTCAAACCAATACTTATCCTTTCTTTTATTGAATGCCGCCATTGTAGCACGAGATTTACCTCCATACTTAAAAAAGTCATATTTAGGGTTAGTAAAATGACTTTTCATTGACAAGTATGTTTTATAGGTTTCAAATGGTGTCACCTTCAAATGTCAACTCCTACTTTTTTTGGTTTGAAATCAAGTGCTGTGTCTACATTATAATCATGATAAAAATATTGTCTACCATATCTTGGTGTATTAGTTTCCCAAGTTCCTAATGGATTAATAAAACCACTTTGAGATGATGTCATAACTTTAGAAACCTTTTCTTCATCACCATCCCAATTCCACCAAGTACAAGAATCAACTGTAAGTATTGATGTATGGTTTTTAAGTGCAACTTGTCTCAAATAACCATCATGAAAACTATCCATAGTATCTAAAATTTGTTGAGAATTTTCACCATAAAACTGTTCTAGAATATTTTTTGGATATTTAACTCCATTTGTAGCATGTAATATAAGTTCAAGATCAGAGTCCGTATCTAGTTTCTCTAATTTTTTAGATATAGGTTCATTTGGAGTATGGTCTTGGTGTTGCTGATTTCCCCACATATCATTACATATGAGACAAACACCTGTAAAGTGTCTATCACTACCAGATTTATTGAAAGGTAATTTAAGTGGTTGACAAGGATACATAGAAGGAACTAGATAAGCATCTGCTCCCATGTCACTAGAAATTAAATAACACTTATCAGTTCTTGCATATAACTCACCACTCGAATTATAATGCCTAACTTGATTCCTATTAAGATTTCCATGCAATTCAGGTTCATTAAACATTGTACCTAAATGTAACCCAATGCCACACTTTTTCTGATGGTCTTCAACTTCTTTTAACGCTTCTTCTAATTCCTCTATACGATTCAACCAAGTAGGTTTATAACCAGACAGAGCACATTCAGGAGTTAATAATTCATCAACCTCATTTTCTTTAGCCCAATCAAGTGCTTTAAATATCTCTTTCTTATTATATTCAATGCTTGTTGTACTTATAGGGATCTGAGCCCCTGCTAATCTAATCTTCCTCATTAGTTTCCTCTGCTTCAAATTCAGTAATTGCATCAATAGGCACTTCTGCCTCACCTATCCTATACCAATGAACCATTTCACCAGACTTCCAACTTTTTCGTTCACCAATATATTCAAGATCTGGCATATCATAATCACGAATTATAGCCTGTAAGCGATAATGTAATAAATCTAATTCTGATGTCTTCATTTTTCAAACACCCCTTCCTTATATGGAAAACCAGGTCTTGCTACTAAAATATTAAACGATAAACTTAATCGTTCATTATCAGTTTTATTAGCCTGTGTTCCATGTTTAAGTGGTCCAGGCCAGAGAAGAAGTAATCCATTTTCTAATGGAGCAACTTCTTTACTTTTTAATGCACTAATAATATAGTTTCCACTCATACCACTATTAATATTATCAAATTGTAAGTTACCATCTTCACCATTAGTGTTTATGTAATATACACCAGAAATATCTGAAAATCCATGATGATGTTCGTGGGCATATTTATTTTTTACAGTTTTAGTAATCCAAGAATTTGAAACAATAAATGGAAACCAATTATATGGAGTAACCTCTTTTAGATATTGATTAACATTCTGGTATAAAAAATCTAAAAATTTATTACACTTATACTCTTCAAGAAGATTTCTCTCAAAAGCATCTTTATTTAATGAGTGAGTATCAGCAGTCCATTCCTTAATTTGTTCAAACTCTATAGAATCACAAACACTTTTAAGTTCATCTTGTATCTCTTCAAATTGAGAACCCTCTGCCTTATTACAGTAGATAGGTATAGGAAAAACGTCTTTAATTGGCATCTAATTTAAATCCATTACGAGCAAAATTAATATTAAAGGATAAACTTAATCGTTCATTATCAGTACTATTAGTTTGAGTTCCATGTTTAATATTACTTGGCCATAATAGTAAAAGTCCATTTTCTAATGGAGCAGTTACTTTACCACCCATTGCATTAAAAATATAATTATTACCAAATGAATCATGGATATTATCAAACATTAAATTACCATCTTCACCATTAGTGTTTATGTAATATACACCAGAAACATCAGAAAATCCATGACTATGTTCATAAGCAAACTTACCTTTCTTTGTCTTAGTAATCCACGCTGCATCTATAAAATAAGGAACTTCATACTGAGCATTTACATAAAGCAAATATTCTATTAAAGAGTCATGAATAAATTGTATTGTATTAGTACAATTATGTTCATATAAAAAAGTACTAGTAAAAGCATCCTTACTCAAATCGTGAGCATTAGGTCCCCATCCTACTGCTTCTTCAAAACCTAATTTATCAATACTATCATAAAGTTCTTTTTGAACATTATCAAACTCTTCACCATCTATCTTACGTTGATATATTGGTGTAGGCCATAATGGATTAATTGATCCTTTTGGTTCTGACATTATATGGGTAGTTTAGCTTTAGAAGTTGCTTTCATAAAATTAAGACGAGTAGCATCCCATTTTAATTTTTCTTTCAAAGGTTTTGATATTAATTTTGTTATTGATTCTATTTCAAGATTATTACTGTCACAATAATATACTATTGCATCAATATAATTAAAATCCTCTTCTGCTACAATCTTTTCTATTTCCATAGCAAACTTTTGAGGTGTGAGAAACTTACTCTCTATTACCTTTTCTAATTCTTTATTTGGTTCCATAGAGCTCCAGTTTATCTTTAACAAATTTGTTAATGTATTTTCCGAGAAGTTTAATGTACTTCGCTTTGTCTCGTTCTTCATAAATCACACACTCGCCATTTTCACAAGCCATAATAATTACCAGTTTTTTAATTGATATTCCCGTCATCTCATACAACATACATCCATATGCCATACACTGGACAAAATAATGTTCAATCCAGTCTCTTGGTTTAGGTTTCTTAGATGTCTTAAAATCTATTATCGCTAACTCGCCATCATACTCAGCAATACAATCAACGGTTCCAGCAACACCTAATTCTTTACTATATAGAGGTCCTTCCAGAGCATGTATATTACTTATTTTATTAAGATGCCCTTTAGAAATCTTAAATAAAAAATCAGAAATAGGACGTAATCCTTTAGGTAAATCTTCATTCTTTAGATAATGTTCTGTAAGAGTATGCATATCAGTACCACGACCAGTAGCCGCTTTAGTGATACGATCTGCCTCTTCATTACCAACTCTCTTTCTCCACTTAACAAAGATCTCTTTATTAAAATGACTTGTTACAGATGTAATAGAAACCATCTTAATGAGTTCGTCCTCATCAGGAATCTTATAATAACGAACCCCATCTATATGCTCTCTTTCAAGAGGTTTAAGGTCTAAATCAACATGATCAAACATTACATTCCGTTCTCAAGTTTAGCAATAATATATTCTTTGACAAGTCCAGAACGAACGATGTCATCAACACCAAACTCTATTATATCAAAAGAAGGCATTTTACGCAAGATGCTCATAAAGTCTACAATACCATTACGATCATTAGTCTTAGTAAGATCGGATTGAGTAGCATCACCACAGAACATAATTTTTGAGTTTTCGCCCACACGAGTGATGATAGAATCTAATTCGTGGAAATTGAGGTTTTGAAACTCATCAACAATCACGATTGCATTATCTAATGTTGTGCCACGAATAAAAGAAGTACTCCAGAACTTAATACTTTCCTGTGCCTTTAAGTTGCCATAAAGCATCTCAAAATCAGCATCAGAAGGCATCTGGAACATATACTTCACCATATTCTTATATGGAATCTGGTAAATATCTGCCTTATCTTCATGATCACCAGGTAAAAACCCAATTTCACGAGTAGACACTAATGAACGAACCAAGTAAATTCTCTCATATGGAGTATCTGTAGAAAGAACGTCCTTTATTGCATTATATAAAGTAATAAAGGTTTTTCCTGTTCCTGCAATACCATAAGCAATAAGATGCTTTCCTTCTTTATAAGAATCAAACAATCTCTTCTGATTATCTGTTAATGGTTGAATATCAACAAGATAATCAGTATTAATTGGTTTCTTTCTTTTTATTTGTTTGGTCGTCAATCCAACCCCGATAGGTTGTTCAACCTTCTTTTTTCTGGGCATTTTACTTAATTGGTTTAACTCTAGATCCTGGTGCTCTTGCTGCTTTCTTCAAGACTTCATTCCAACCAGGATTTTTATTAACTAACTTATCTTTCCATTCACCAACCTCACCTGTACCAGGCATAGTAGAAGGATCTGACCAATCTCTAGTCCAATCTGGATTATCTTCACACCATTTAGACCAATCATGGATGCTCATTGCGACTTCTTTTTGTTCGCCTGTTTTTTTGTTCACTACTGGATACGTTGCCATTAGTCTCTCCTCCTTTTCCAATCACAATACATGTTACCATAAATCATTCCTTCATGAGATTTGATATCTCGCCCTTCAAGAAGTTCTATCTGTTGTTCAGATAAACTACCTCTCATTTCTTTGAGATACAATTTTTCCCATTGAGGAACGTCTTTTATATATTCAAGATTTGGTCTTTTCTTAGCAATCACTTGTTCTTCCTCACAGGTACTTCAATTGTCCATGAAGGTGATTCCAATTTAACCATTTTGAACTGTTGTCTATTCTTCTCATAGGTTTTAGCAGGTTCATCGCCAGCAGTTTCACCATAATGAGCTTTATTAGGATCTTTTAATCCCATATAATCTAAGATAGCACCATCTACCATGAACCAGAGTGAATCCCAAGTGATAGTTTCTCTTAGTTTAACTGCTATTCTATCTATATCCTCACCATCAAGATGCTCACCAGTTGCTATTGCGTGTGAGTAATCTTCATACTGAGTCAAGAGCATTGCTCTTGCTTCTACCAACTCATTGAGGTTGATAGTGATTTTGATGTCATCATTAATTGCCATGATTAAGTCCAGTCAAGTGCTTCAGAAACGGAAGGAAATTGTTCTACAAATATAGATCTTGCTTTTGCCACAACATCCATATGCTCTTTCTGTGTACCGTGTGCAGATCTCAAATTAATATAGTGAATCCAAGAACGGCA